CATGTCTGCTTTTGGTGTATGAGGAGTCTGCATGATCCCTCTCACCAAAGATCGCTCTTGTGTCATTTTACAAAGATCTTTATGCCACTCATTAGCATATTGATCAGCATCAAGTAGACCCTGCTCTTCAACATTAACAAGACCTCGACCATTAATCTGTTTTCTCACAGATTTGGTTTTTAGCCTAACTCCATCATCATCAGATAGATATTGTTTGAGAGCATAATCACCACCTGATAAAACAGGCTCTGATTTTTTTTCTTGGCCCTCGACCATGAGCTGTTGAGCCTTTTTCAGGTCTTTGACCTGTTGTTCAAAGTTAGCCATTCTGTTGTCTGATTCGCGCTGATGCTTAACCAGACCGGATACAAGGCGTTTAGCCTCCTCGATCTTTGTGTTTGACATAAGATCCTCCAATTATTGTTATAAGATCTGAGCGAAAAGCTCAGCGATTTTGTTTATTTCTAAATTCTTTTTTTCATCATCATCATCATGATCGCCATAAGCTTTCGGCATGTCCTCGGTTGAGTCCTCACTGTCAAAAGCCTCCTCTTCCATTTCCTCTTCATCCATTTCAGGCTCTTCCATTTCTGGTTTACCTTTGGCAAAAGAGATCAAGATGCGATCGTCTTCTTCACTGATTTCTAAGATGTGTTTGATTTTAAGCTCTGGTTGATCGGCTATTTCAGATCTGATAATCGACCTGATCTCATTGATCATTGTGCTTTTAAACTCGTTAAATTGTTTTTGTGTGATCATTGTTGCCTCTCCGTTTGCCGGGATCGTCACAATAGAGACCTCTAGCAACTCAGCAGATTTGAAATATTGACCTGATTTGGCATGATAAGGATTGTCAGCTGGTAGCTCGGCTCTCAATGCGCTTTGAAGCGGTTGAAAACCAACGCTTACAGCATTCATAAAGCCTTTTTGTGTTTTACGGGCGACCTCAGCTCCTCGAGGATCGTCCATGTCAAACTCGACATCAATGACAAGTTGGTTATTTTTAACCTCAACATGACCCCGGGCGATCGGTAATTGCGAGCTGTCGTGATTTAACAAAACGATCGGGTTTTGTCTATATGCGTCTAGTGACCACCCATCCTGATCAATGATATCACCATATCGATCAGGGTTTGATGTTGAGGCTACAAAACTAACTTTAGCAGGATCAGATTCTCCTGTTGATTGTCGTCTCATCAAATAATTGATTTTCTTCATAATTTAACCCTGCCTTTATATACTATAAAATTCAACTCTTTACAATTATAGATTTATTATTGGTTATTTTTATATATTACTCGACAATCTATAATCTTAAATGTTATACTGTACTATAACCAAACAACAGGAGAAAATAATGACCTATCAACGAACAGAAAAGGCTAAGATCGCGCTTGAAGAAGCTGAAACAATGATTACTCTTCTCGATGAAGATAACTATCTACACAAGGTTTTCAAAGATACCATTGAAGGCTTAAAACAGGTTATCTTTGATGCTGAATACAGAGAGCATGAGCTTCATTGTGAAATTTGCACAATCGATGAAGAAAGACAAATGTATCTTAAACAACTTCTAGATCTTGTTCATTCTGAATGATGTTTACTGACAATCAAAATCGTGATTGAGGGAGTGATCGCGGTTTTGGTTGTCATGTTTAGTCTTGTTCCCATGTTGGCAAATCGTCAACATTGTTAATAACTGGGATGATAGTGCAACGACAATTAACATCAAGAGCAGGATCACCAAAATCCGCAGGAGATGGAGCATAAAGACCTTCACTCTCAAACTCTTCATTGACACCAATAACTGTTCCATCAAGTTCCACATGTGCATCTCTAACCCTTGAATCACGCGAGCTTAACCACTGCTTTTGTACATTGACCCCGTTCTCATTTGCTATTCGATAAGCTTGATCAGTTGCTGTATTCACTGCTTTTGTGCTTTCAGTCCGTGCAATCCTTAACGATCTAGCAGCCGAGAAAGCTAAGTTTGATTCAAGAGTTTTGGCTATATCTTCGACAGCTGCCCCGGCTATCAGGCCTTTTTCAATTACCTCAGAGACTTTCTTGATCGTTGTTTCTGTCATTTGCTCAGCGGCGGTTGAAGATATCTGTACGGCTAGATCTCTTCTTCCAAAGATCAGATCAAGAGGCCTTGTTTCATTTGCCATTTTAAACACCCGATCAAGTTCTGAATTACCCGTTAACTCAAACCATTTTAAAAAGCGCGGCTGATATCCCAACTCTAAGAGCTTCTTTTCTGTTGCTCTTTGCTCTTCAACCACACTCAACAAAAGATCAGGATCTGTATTCTCTAAGATTTTTAAGAACCTAAACTTTGCTCCTTTGAGATAACCATTCAAAGCTCTTCTAAGATCATCCTCAACTTTCTTTTGTGATCGCTCAACCCAGCTGTGCCACATGCGCGATCGCTCTTCATTGTCAAAGCTTTTTTCATTGTTGTCGAGTTTCTTCTTTAAAACTCTTAAGACCTTTTTCATCCTGCTCTCGCCAATCTCACCGATTGCGAGCCATTTGATCTGTGCAACTATACCAGCTACAGTCGAGATATTCACCGGGTGATTTTGATCTTTGAATTGTGATCCGTCTTTAAAGTGTCTAGCGATCCAGGCCTCTCTTAATCTGATCGCCTCTTCTTCTGCTTTGCTCGTTGGCACGCCGTTATTTTTTACTATAGGCCTGAGCTTTCTGTATTGCTCATTACCTTTGATGTTGCCACCTGCTCTCCATATCTGCGGATATTCATCTTTAAGTTTTTCAGCATAATCAAGATCAAAAATTGGATATTGTGAGTTTCTCAAACTCACTTTTAGATCGTCGCCGCGTTTCGGGAAATTAGTTATTTCTGAATTTTTTTTTTCGGCTTCAAAATCTAGATATACGGGCATGAGCTTTTGTGGCTCTTCTCCTAATTTATTGTAATATCTAACGATCACCCGATAGGCTTTTTCTCTTTCCTCCTCTGTGATCCCAAGTCGACCCTCTACGCCATTGAGCAGATCAACAGATCGACTCAACATGTCAAGATAAACTATCAGATATCCTTTATCGGGAGCGGCGTTAACTGGATCGTTTTCATCATATCGACGAGCAATTAACAACATGTACCCGTCAAAGGATTGATCCTGTTGATCATTGTACAAACAATGAGCCGCTTTAAATCGCTCCCAGTTTGGAGGACGACCAAGAACAGATCTAATAATATCGTCTTTTTCTTGTTGTTGTGGATTAGAGGGATCTTTTGAAACAGGTAAATCAGCAAAATCAACATCAAAAGATTTATGAAAATCAACAAGATAAAGCTTTTCGTCCTTGCTCATCGGGTGATCTTTGGGAAGAAGATCAGTATCATGTTGACCTGATCGATAACGTCCGTTTCTCAATGCGTATAAAAAGCTGTTTACTCTAGCCATGGCCCATTGTTGTGCGCTTGTCACAGTTGGCCTAACGGAGGACGGGTTATTTTGATATGCCCCTAATCCTCTATGATAAGACACAGCTAAATAATTTCTATTTGTGAGCTTCTTTGCTTTATTGTTGCCGTGTTCTTCGTTGTGATCTTTGGCTTTCTTTTTAAGTGCGTTCTGTGTCCCCTCTGGCAGATCATCCATGGCCTCTTTTGCGTTTGACTTATCACCAAAATCAACAGCCTTAAAAATGGCGCTTAGCATTCTTACATTTTCTTCTTCTTCATCTCCGATCAAAGATGGATCTTTTTGGACAGATGGAAACTCCAAACCCTCAGCCGCATAAGCCGCCTGAGGATCTATGCCGTTTAAAATATGAATTTGGACACGATTGAGCTGCTCTGTTCTAACTGTTTGCAGCGCCTCAACACCAGAATAATCATGCTCTATTCGATAATCAGGGTTGAACCCTTTCGCGATTATTGTCAAAAGCTCGCCGAGCTGTTGGCCTTTCTTGATTTGATTAGTCCAATAATTTATCGCCTGTTGTCTACTGGTTGCATAGTTAGCAGCGGGTAAACCGAGCACGGTCGGAGGTATACCCAAAACAGCAGATATCGACTCTCTCGCCATTCTTCGCGAAGCTTCAAATTCCATTTCGCGAGGGGACAGTTGCAATTCTCTGACCTCAACTTGACCACTCAACACAAGAGCGCCGCCCTTTGTCGCTAAACCTGAATATTG